CCGAGGCGCCCACCTGATAGGCGTCAAAGTACCGGGCTGTAAACTCCCTGAAAGATCTGCCGAGTGCGGCGCCCCTGTCGATAAACCACAGCTGTCCCCATAAATCGATTAAACCGTTTGATGCGGGCGTGCCGGTCAGCTCGATAAATCTCTGTACCTTTCCCCATGCGGGCGCCGCAAGGGCGCGCGCGCGTGAGGATTTTGAGCCGCCGAGACGAAAGGATTTGAGCCTTGTAGACTCATCCGCGATGATGGTTTTAAACGGCCAGTTATCACCGAGATAATCAACAAGCCAGGGGATTTGCTCGTAATTCGCAGTGTAGATATCCGCCTTTTCAGAGAGCAGCTTCGCGCGCCGCTTCGGCGTGCCTGATATGCAGATGCAGGACAGGCTCATATTCCACTTAATGATCTCCTGCGGCCATGTGCTTACAGCAACGCGGAGAGGTGCGAGAATAAGCGCCGGGAATGCGTCAGGCTCCTCCTTTTTCAGCCGCTCAAGGGCACAGAGCGTTGATGATGTCTTGCCCATGCCCATCCCGGCGTAAACAGCGCCCCGGCGGTGAGAGAGGATAAAATCGATAATCTTTGCCTGATACGGCCTCGGTTTGAATTCCCTTAACATCGTGCCCTCGCGCGATAATTTATCAACTATCACGTGATTTTAGCACGAAAAAAGAAAAGGCGGCACTATGGCCGCCTCTGATTTGTGAACCGCGTTCTCACTCCTCAGTGAATTCGTCAGGGAAGATCACCACACAATCCTCCTTCGGGAAATACTCGCTAAAACCGCTCTGCAGGGCGTTCCTTGCCTGGCTCATGGCAGCATCAAGGAGCCTTGCGGTGTCCTCATCTGCGCTCTTGAGGAACTCGCACTGCTTTTCGGTTAGGCGGCGGGCACCCAGCTCTGCATAAATCCTCCTGCCGTCCTCCGCTCCAAAAGTGTGCTTAAGGGCGTCAAGGAGATCCTGCCGCTGGATCAGGATGTAGTCTCCGGTCTGGCCATGCCGAGGAGCGTCATTGCCTTCGGTGAAGCGGCAGCCGATGCTGTCGAGGAGGCCGCGGATAAGATCACTGTTGTCGGTGATGCGCGTCCACTTCTTGCTCCCGCTCACGATAAAGGTATGGACGCGGATCTCATTGCCGTTCCTGCTGTCGTTGACAAAAACGTGCTCCCGGGTATGCATGTTCACATGGCCGTCCTTCTTAAGGCATACCTTTGCGAATTCAGTCTCAGCAGCGTTAATCTTTTTCATAGTGTATCCCTCGTTTTTATCGGCGCCCTCGCGCCCTCACAGACAGTCTACTCTTATGATTAAAGACTTGCAAGAGATTTTTAACACTTTTTTGTGCATCTATTCTGTTTTGTGATTTTGCTCACGTTTTGCATTCTCAAAAAGCGCAGAAAGGGCGTCGTCTATGCTCTCCGGGCTGTCGCAGACAAAGACGACGCAACCGCACTGCCTCATAATACGCTGTTCCCGCACCTGCAGAGGCCGCGAGGCCTTGCCCGGCGCCTTTAGCTCTACCCAGGCGTGACACTGCGGTGTAGGAAAGGCTATGAGCCAGTCGGGCGCCCCTGCTATGCCGCTCCAGGTGCACTTTCTTGCTATGCCGCCTAAATCCTTCACACGGCGCTTGAGATATTGTGTGTTTATTCCTTCCGGTGTCATATAGCAAAAAGGCGGCACAAAGGCCGCCTCCTCCAAAGATTGAAAGTCAGGAATTAAAAGGGCACGTTCTCACCGTTCAGATCATCCGGCGCCGGCTCGTAACCCTGCGGAGCCGCCTGCTCGTAGCCCTGCTGAGGAGCCTGAGCGGCAGGAGCGGAGCCGTAGCGGGGCTGTCCGTAGCCCTGCTGAGGAGCCTGGGCGGCGGGCGCAGAGCCGTAGCGGGGCTGTCCGTAGCCCTGCTGGGGCGCAGAGCCGTAGTACGCGTTTGCAGGCGCAGCGCCCGGTGCGTAGGCACTGGCGGAAGGAGCCATCGGCGCCGGCTCGGGCTTGAACTCGCTTGAGGCTGCGGCGCTCTGGCTCTCGTCAGGGTAGTCCGAGGCGGAAAGGCTCACGCCGCCGAACGGCTTGTCATAAGCTTTGAACTGAATGCCGAGGAGCATCGCGGCAATGCCGCGCTTGATAATGGCGCCGGTAGCCGACTTTGCCTCATAGCTGTACACCTCGACAAAGGCGTTTACGTGATACCCTCCACGGAAGCGATCCTGGATAGTAGCAGGATCCGTGATCATGATCTGCGGGTTGCTATCCCGGAGGTCGGGACGCATCTTGGAACGCGCGGTGAGGTAGAGATTGCCCTTGTAGCCCGCAGGAGGATTCTCACGATCATCGCCCTTCTTGACCGGGCTGTTGGTCAGCAGGATCTTGTCGGCGGCATTTCCAAACGCGCGGCGCGCGATATCCTGCACCGCGGCGGTCAGGTTGTGAGCGGCACCGCTGTCAGGAGCCATCAGGAAAGTTGCATCATACTTCGGATCTCCTCCCTGCAGGCCGGCGCGCGGCTCGACAAGGGAGGGGTAGCTGATACGTACATCAGGGAGGAATACCTTAACTTTTTCCATACTTAACCTCGATAAACGATTAAAAACATAATTCGCGTTAATTCGCGTTTATAAACCCATAAAAACCGTTAAAACCGTATTTCCTGCTTTTAGCCTCCTTTGCTCTCGTCCGGGTAATCCCCGGCGGTAAGCCCTGACGCCGATGCGGCCTCGCGCCTGTCGGCGTCCTCAGCCAGTGTCAGGGCGCCTTCCGTCCTTGTAACGCCGGCTCTGATAGAGGCGGCCTGCTCGTCCGTGAGCGTCCTGCATAGCTTATCACACTGCGCCGGAGAGACAAGCTTTTTCACAAAAATTTGTGCGTCAGTTAACCCTGCGGCTTTCATAGCCGCCTCGGTCTGCTTTTCGTCTTTCCACTTCCGCATGCTGCGCCCGCGAACCAGCTTCCATCCCGGAATAGCGTGTCCTGTCCTGATATCCTCCTGGGCGCGCTCCCTCAGCGCCTTTATCCATGCCTCGATGGCGGGCAGGCGCGAGAGGCAGTCGGACACCTCGTCAGGCGTAAGCGCCTCCGCATCGCGATTGCCTGCGGCAGTCTCTATTACGTGATTGGCAAGAGAACGGCAGGCATGGCGGCAGCGGCAGAACCGGCACTGCTCGTTTCCGGGCATGAAGCGCAGTCCGGTGCCTTCATGCAGCTCCCTCAAAGCCTCGGCGGCGGCGGGCTTCATCCCGTCAGTCAGGCAGTAAAGATCCTCAATGCTGATTGTCCAGGTCTCCTGCCATTTAAGCGGCGGCTGTACGATAGTCATGCGCACCTGCCTGATGCCGTAAGCCTTAAACTCCTCTGCGGCGGCGCGCGCGTAAATCAGCAGCTGCAGATTGCCGATAGCTTTCACCCAGACACCTCTCCCGGTCTTGAGATCTACTATCTCAAGCGCGCCATCCTGCACTATCACCGCGTCCGAGGTGCCGAAGCACTCGGGCGCGAGCCACGAGCAGTCAAGATGGTGCTCCACCGCAAAGGCGGCGGCGCCGTCAGCCGCCTGCAGCACATACTCGGTGTAGGGCTTCACCTCCGCGGCAATCTCATCAAAATCCGGCGTTATGCCCTCAGCGCCCTCCGGCGCCCTGTAAGGCTCCCCGGTCAATACGCTCTCGGCCACCGCATGCGCAATGGAGCCTTCAAGCGCATAGGGGCTGGTCTCCTCCGGCATGGAGGCCGTCATGGCCACCGACGCCGGGCATTTGAGCCACCTCGCGGCGGCGCTCGGTGAAAGAAGGGCGTGCGCTTTAGGTGCCATTATGCCGCCTCCCTGATAGCCTTAACGTCGTGCTCAACCCTGCCGTCAATCTCGGCGGCTACCTCGCCCCAGGCGGCAAAGGAGCGCTGAACAATCTTTTCAGCCACCTCGCGGCACCAGTCGTTCAGGCGCCCGGCGCCGTCGGCTTTTCCGTAGTAGTAGTCGCTCATGCGCTCATCATCAAGTCCGGCCTTGCGCAGTGCGGCGCGAAGCGCGTCTGATGCAAAAGCAAAGAGCGCCATGCTCAGCGCGCCGGTGTCGTCTCTCTGGTACCAATGGAGGCGCTTCATCTTAGCGTAGATGGCACGCGGCAGGAAGCCGCGCAGGTAAGTCTCGTTGGTCTCTGTATCTTTCATAATCTTTCCCCCGGTAAAATGCCCCGGCGTGCCGGGGCGCGTGCGTGTCAGTGTGTCAGTCAGCCTTTGCGATGCTGCGTGCGGTGCTCCACTCGGAGCCGCGATGAACCTTGAAGAGCAGGTCGTCGTGCATGTCCATCGAAGCCCGGTTCTCCTTGAACCACTCTTCGGTCTCGTCTGCGAGATCCTCGACATCGCGGCCGTCGTCTTCCTGGTCAACCCAGTCGATAACCTCCGGCACCGGCAGGCGGCGCCCGTTAATGCTTACTACCTCAATCCATGCGTGTTCCATAATCTTTTCCCTCGGTTACCGGCGCCCTCGCGCCCTTGAGGTCAGTTTACTCTTTTGAGAAAGACATTACAAGAGATTTTTAACACTTTTTTGTGCGTTTATCCCAAAATGTGATATCAGTCATAAAATTTGACGATCCTGCCAGCTTTGTCGCGCGATATGCCGAGGGCGCGCGCCGCCTCGGCAAGCGTGTCATAGCACACGCCCTGATACTCGCATGGCCTGCGGCGGGGCTTACGCCGCGACGCCTTCGGCCTGTCGCGGCGCATCAGGCGCTCGCTCATAGCGCTATGCGTGATGCCGAGAGCCTTTGCCGCGGCGGTGATGGAGGGATAGTCAACACCCTCCCAGGTGCAGGGCTTTCGGCTGCTCACACCCCGGACAGACGACGCCTCGAGCGGGATATTATGCCTGAGTCGGTATATACAGCAGGCGCCTGTCAGATGATACGCCGCGGCAAGAGCTGTCATTGAGTGATATTTTTTGCCCGCATACTCGATCTCACACCGGTGCACCTCCTCAGCAAAGCTTCGCGCCTTACTCCAGCCGATGCCTAAAGCGCGCGCCATGGCACCGATGCTCCGGTAGCGTACGCCCTGAAACTCGCAGTCCAGACGTACCGGCCCGCGGGACTTTTTCCGCGGCTTTCCATAGCCGCGCGCGATGCGGTACCACATAGCCGATGCGGTGATGCCGCAGGCCTCTGCTGCAGAGGCTATCGTAGGATACAGCACGCCATTCCACACAATCCTCCGGGCATGGCCGCATCCCCGCGGCGCGTCAATTTGAAAACCAGAGTGGTTAGTCCGCATGGTTGTATGACTCCACCTCAGCGTTCTCGATATTGGGCAGGTAGACACGTGCCATGTCGAGATGCAGGTCATAGATATCATCCTTGGCTGTCAGCTTCGGCGCTTTGTCCTTCGCGTACATCACCGCCATCCGCTCCAGGCGGTCTCCGAAGACGTCCCTGACGCTGAAACGGTATTTGATCTGGCTCTTTGCCTCAGCTATGAAGTCTTTAACCAGCTCTCCCTCAAGCCTCGGATCCTCAAGTCCGTCAAGATGATAGTAGTCAGCTACTTTTGTCCTGCAAACACTCATTTCGTGCTCCTTCCTTAATGCCTCGCCCTTCCCGTAGGGCAGCCTCAAATCCTTGTACATCGCGACGTGGCTCCTGTAGTATTTCCCGCCGTACTCACATGTCCGGCGGAGCGGCCTTGCCGTCAGATGCCCGCTGCGCACGCGGTAGCGCGCGGCACCCTCAGGGATGCCCAATGCTCTCGCATATGCCGCGATTGACGGATAGGACATGCCGTCAGGTGTAACAACCTCAACTCGCGAGACGCCCGCGGCGTGCTGTCCTGGCACGCCCTTCGGAGCATCCAGTGGGATCCCGGCGTAGCGGCGGAAGTAGTACAGCATCTTGCTCAGCCCGTAATACTCCCGCAGCGCGGTAACAGACTTAAACCGCCTGCCCTTGTACATCACCGGCTTACACCTCATTGCTATACCCCATCTGATGCAGGCGGTTATAGGCCTCTACCTGCCTGCCGTACTCCTCGGTGCTCATAAACTCACTCATGATGCGCCTTAACTCCTCCTGCGCCTCTTTGTCGCAGTCCTGCACAGCTGTCTCATACTGGCCGAAAACCGCGAGCGGCACGAAGTCAGGATCCTCCATTGCCGCAAAAAGGTTAAAGGGCATGTAGGCGTGCGGATCGCGGTCAAGCAGGTAATGCCGCATCGCGTCAAGCGCGAAAAAATCCCCGGCGGCGGCGCGCGCCATTGTACGCAAGGCCAGGAGCGTCTTAATGTCAATCAGCTTCATCATTCTCCCCCATTCTCCCACACTGACAAAGGAACATAGTTAATCAACGGCTGAAATCTAACCCGCTTGCCCGTTTCCCTGCAATAGAACCAACCGCCGTTAAATGGTGTAGCCTGCTCATCCTTAAAAAAGAACATACTAATACCCTCGTAAGACTCTCTGTAATTCAACTCTGCCTTATTCTTGACTTCACGCATGAAATACATTTCTCGGTTGATACGCGCAAAACCATCGTATCCGAAAGAACCACAGTAAGCGAACAAGAACCCTTGCCCAGTCTGCATAGTCTCTTTGTTGCACTTAAGCATAATTGGCGTCAGATGATACGTATATCTATCATCCCGCCACGGTTTGACGTCTGACCAAACATCCCCCTCGTACCATTCGGTTCTTTCACATGGAAATTCATAGTTGTAACATCTCTGAGAAAGAAACTCTCCACTCCTTTTGCTCATCTTGTATATACCACCTTGTATTTCCCTTCCGGCAGCTCGCATTCTTCCGCGAGCGTGCACATTGTCGTGAAAATCCCATGCCTGACAGCTACTATAGCGCCGCTGTAGTGGCTGATATAGACTACCGGCGTGCCGACACAGTACAGGATAACAAATCCCAGGATTGCGCCGTTTATCGCGGCGCAGATGCGCATAATTATTCTACCCATACGAGATCATACTCTGCCGGTACATGGCAGTCCTGGCCGACCTTGCAGGCGTGATAGCCGGTGCCGTCCTCCCAGCCCTTCACCTCCCCGGTGCTGTTGCTCTGGTAGACCTGCGGCAGGCCTGCGAATGCGGCGCCCGTCATGGCGCCGATGGATGCGGCAAGGAGTGCCGCCGCGATAAACTGTAAAACCTTCATGGTGTTTTCTCCTTAAAAAGCCCCGGCGCACCGGGGCGGATGCTGTTCAAAGCCTGACGTATCCGTAGTAGGCGGTAACCGTCAGGGCTTCGCTGTCCTCTTTGCAGTTGATGAGGCCTCGGAGACCGAAGCGCCTGGTG